TTACGGGGTGGCTGTATTCGCGGCGGGGACGGTTCCTCTTTTTACCTGAAGTCGATGCTGAAGCTCTGCCTGACAATCCGTATTTCCTTTCCATGCGCATTTCGCCAGTTCGCGGGGAGACATTTGTTGAGGTGGTTTTGATGTACAGGCTGCCAGGAGCACAATAGTCAGGGGGATAATTATTTTTTTCATTGCAGAGTAGATTCCTGAAATAACGGAGAAGTGATTATCTGGCCGCCGGCTTAAGTTAAAATTAAGAGGCTGATACAGCAGCACGATTGATTCATTTATGCATTAATCGCAAAAGGGAATCATTTTGAGGTGTGAAAAGTGGGCAGCGCCCTATGCCAGCGGGCGAGCACCCGTTGCACTGCGGCCACCCGGGGCTTTCTGAGAAATGTGTATTGCTTAGCGTAAAATGGTCAGGGCATCAGGACGATTAAGGGCTGGATGAACGCTTGAGAGCCTTTTCCTGAACGTCTGTAGGGGATGATGAAATTCTGTGCTGTGAGAGAAAGAACGCCTAAAAGGTGCGGATTTAATGACCTGACTTCAGACTTCCCAAGACAAATTCAAGGCACAAAAAAGCCCGCAGGGCTTGCGCCGTGCGGGCTCTTAGGACTTCATCGGATGACTCTGGTAATCACCGATGGAGAATTTTGGTGGAGCTGGCGGGAGTTGAACCCGCGTCCGAAATTCCTACATACCATTTTTATTATAATGAAAGCAGTTGTTTATGTTTAAAAACAGTGTGTTAGTATTATTTGGTATTTGTCCGTTTTATGCCTTTTTAACGTTCTGCCGCCAAAGTGCCGCCATTCAACTATGAGACGTAAATCTGTAAGAAATGTCAGTTATACAACTTGGAAGTCCACTCATCGCAGTTACTCTATTCATAAAGTATGACCAGTCGTGCACTGCTCCAGGACCATACATGAACAATTTTGGAAAAGAAGGAAAGTAAACTTCAATATTTTGAACGTTTATTATATCAAAAATCTGTAATGAGATTCTTTCTACTATTTTAATGGAGTTGTAAAGAGTTTGGAAGTTATAGAATGGCATCCAAATTTGATATTTATTATCAAAATCCTCCATGATGAAAGAAATCTCAGGACGATAGTCGCCTAATTCTAATGTTCGGCATAGTGTCTCGTATGCAATGCATATTTCAAAATAAATCTTGCACTTTACCGCTCTAAAATCAACAACATTTTTTTGAGTGATTAAAGCAGAGTCGAATTTATGTAGTTTTTGAAAACATTGATTCAGATGTTTCCAGTCGTTACTTAATTTTGTTAAAAATCTTTCGCTTTGTTTTATACTTCCATCTAACCCAAAGGTTTCTGAGCTGAATATTTTTTTGTATAAATTGCTAGGGTAGTGAATAATTGGGCTGAATGTAACTCCATAAGTTGTATGGCTTTGATTGTTCGGGTCTTTTATGGCGTAATTTTCTGTGATTGCTTTCGGTTCTATCTTCTTGAAAAGTTCGGTATAGTATTTTATATGATTTATTGAAATGTCGAATTTATTTTTCAACTGTGCTTCAGATATTTGCTTTTCTGTTTGAATGGTTCTGTGGATATTATTGATTATAGATGCGAGAGGAACTGATAAGGCTAATATTAGTAACGGGAGCTTGCTTATTGTTAAGAAGTTCATAAAACCATTTGATGATAGTTCTATCTGATGGTCTTTCCATACCCATAAGCCAAACATTAAAAAATAATATAAAGGCAACAATATTGATGTAATGAATAAAGGTTGGATGAATAAGTTTTTTTCATTAAGTTTGAACCAATTATAACGCCAGAAAATAAATGATATAGACGCAAGGCTTAAGGGTAGGAGAATTAGAAATGATTTCTGATGGTTATTGTGTATCAAGTAATTGTTAATCAAAGTGAAAACTATTGCTACACTAACGAAAATAATTAATTTCAAGGTTTTTTTGTTCATGATTTTAATAAGGTTAAAGGGTTTTTAGTAATAGCATCTTCCAGATGCTCTGGTGAAAAATGCGCATAAATCATGGTCATCTTAATATCGGTATGGCCAAGAATTTCTTTTAGAACAAGGATATTACCGCCATTCATCATAAAATGACTGGCGAAAGTATGGCGCAGCACGTGGGTACATTGACCCTCTGGCAGATCGATTCCAGCACGCTTCACCGCACGCTCAAAAGCTTTTCTGCATGGCGTGAATAGCTTCCCTCTGTTTTTGGGGAGTTCATCGTACAGATTCTGAGATATCGGTACGGTTCGGTTTTTCTTGCCTTTGGTTTTGGTATAGGTGATCCGGTATTTAGACAACTGATGGCCTTGCAGATTTTCGGCTTCACTCCATCTCGCACCAGTGGCCAAGCATATCTTTGCGATCATCAACAGGCTGGGGCTTTGAGAATCTGCGCAGGCATCCAGCAGACGTTTGATCTCTTCCGGTGTAAGAAACGCTAGCTCACCCTCTGCAATCTTAAATGTTGGTAACCCGGCGAGCGGGTTAGGCGCTGACCAGTGGCCCAGCTTTTTCAGGGTGCCAAATACAGATGATAGGTTGCGTTGCTCGAGATTTACCGTCCGGGGTTTTACGGGCGACATTAACGTCCCATCCTCGCTTCTTACTTCCCCTTTAAGCCGCGCTTCCCGGTATTTAGTAAAGTCGCCAGCGGTCAACTCTGACGCTATCGGATTGCCGAGGCCGTTACATATGATGTTCAGTTTCGCCATCAGGCGCTTAGGGTCTGCAAGCGTCTGCCCATACAGTGAATGCCATTGTTCTATCACTTCAGATAAACGACGGCGATCTTCTTTCTCTCCTAACCATGGTTTTTTATTCACTTCATCCATAGTGAAGTTTTCAAACGCTATGGCTTCGCCTTTTGTCGCAAACTGCTTACGGACACGCTTACCTTCACGTCCGTTCGGATAGCATTCGCACAACCATTTCCCGTTAGATTGCTTTCTTACAGTCATCTCAAATGCTCTTAATCATCCTGACCGCTCGGCCCATGACATCAATTTCATCCAGTAAGCATTCAAATGAAGATTCCCCCTGAGTAACAACTAAACGGTTACCAGGCAGGCGAGTGAGTTTAGCAATGCTCTTGATACCGTCGATATCAACGAGCCACAGACCATTAACCGGCGGCGTTACGCTATGGTCAATTAAGTAAAAACCATCTTCGGCACTAACCAGTAGCGGTTCGATAATATCTGTTGGAATCAGGCTGCTATCCAGAATGACCTTGCCATCCTCAACCAAAACTCCACCATGCAACTTAACCTTATCAATTTCAGGGGCAACTACTTCTGAAAGGTTTTTGATATCAGCTGAGTTCACATAATCAGTACTTGGTTTTTTGTCTGATTTATCTCCTTGCCCGGTCGCTAACCAAAGCAGCGAGACTCCTGTCTCAAGGGCGCATTGAATCACCCATTCCGCAGGAAAACTATCCCTTAAGTATCTGTTTGCCATAGTGCTTTTAGACACCGACAGATGGTCACAAAGCTGCTGTCGGGAGCTGAAATTATAAGCTTTGATAAGTCGGTTAATCGCATCCCGGCCACCGCTGTCGTTGCCAACCTTGATAGATCTCATAATCAAAACCCTTGACGTTTACAAAACGCGATCTTAGTATCCACTCAAGGTTTGAAAAACAAACCTCAACTTTATGAAACGAGATAAAACGGAACAAAACTAAGAGATACTGCCTTATGAGCACTGATATATCAATTTGTGTACTTAAAGAGTTTGCTACGCCTGCCGAGTTCGCAGAATGGGAAGGTATCTCCCGTGGCTCGGTGTATCAAAAAATTCATCATGGGAAACTGGCTAAGTACATAGTTCCAAAGATAAAAAATAAAGATCATGTGCGTATTCGTTATCTTGCTTATAAGGCAGATCAGGTACGCGAATCCTTAGGACACTCTAACTTCAGAATTGTTGTTGGGTAACTGGTCCCATTTTGAGACATAAAAGGATTCACAGCATGTTTGATTTTCGCGTTTCCATACATCCGCATTATGACGAAGCATGTCGCGCTTTTGCTGCACGCCATAACGTTACCAGTCTGGCAAAAAAGGCCGGTATAAAACCGCAGACGCTAACCAATAAGCTCAACCCTGAGCAGCCACACGAGTTGACGGCAAAAGAAATTATGTTGCTGACCGATATCACGGAAGACTCGACATTGGTTGACGGTTTTCTCGCGCAAATGCATTGCATGCCTTGCGTGCCGGTTAACGAGCTGGCAACTGAAAAGCTGCCCGTCTATGTCATGAAAGCGACTGCCGAGGTAGGTCAGTTAGCAGCTGGGGCGATTTCTTCTGAGCACATGACCCAATGTCGCAAAAGCTCGCTGGTAACGAATGTTAACACGGGGATTCGCTGCTTATTCCTCGCGGCTCTCGCAGTTCAGCATCGCATACAGGGAAGCCCGGCCGTCGCAAGTGCTGTTGATACCGTTAGCGGCATTGGCGCCACGTTTGGCCTGATGTGAGGTGAAGCATGGAGCCCTCATTTGCTTCACTGTTAAAAAAACAAAGCCCGTCCATGCATTACGGACATGGCTGGATAGTCGGTAAAAAAGGTCAGCGCTGGCACCCGAGCCGCGATCAGTCGGCATTATTAAACAGCCTGCGCAACAGCGCTAAACCTTCACTGGTAAGCCGGATAAAACTTTTTCTGGAGTCGGTATGAACCCAAACACCATATCAGCACCAATTAAGCCAGGTGCGCAGCCGTTTAATAATGCCCGTTGTGAAGAAGTCCGGCCGGAGAAAATGACCGGCATGGAATGTCTTGCACGGTTTCATCATCAGTTAAAGGCGACGCAAAACGGTGCGCTGCGTAATTTCAACAAACTTGACGATAACTTTAAATTTGTCGTGATGACGCTGGCGAATCGCATGGAGCCGGGAACATTCAAAAGCGATGAGGTCGGAAAACCGTTTGAATATTTCGACCAGCCCCGCCGTTTAATGCTTATCAGGGCGATGAATGAAATAACGCGATGGGGCGATATTCTGCCGCGCCGTTTCTCGCTGCATGAAGCTGTTTTACCCGAGTAAATAACCCGTAAAGAAATTAATGGCGTAAACCCGCCGGGCATTTTTTTGCCCAAATTCAGGAGAAAGCAATATGCGTAATATGCAGACACGTAAAACCCAAATTGGTCCGGACGATGCCGGAATTGTTTCGATGTTGACCCAGGCGCGTCTCGATGAGCGTCGCGGTCGCGCTGATGTGATGGCCTCCCGCCTCGATAACCTGGCCGATCATATTGCAAATGGTCGGTTGTCCAGTGCCGAGGCAGCCGAGCTGCTGCGCGATGAGGCGGTGAAGATTGTCAACGAAGCGCAGGAGCTGCACTGATGGCCGATGCAATGGACCTTGTACAGCAGCGCGTCGAGGAAGAACGCGAGCGCCATATCCACAAAGCGCGCAGCCGGCAGGCTGCGCCTTCTCGTTTCCTCTGTGAATCATGCAGCGGGCCTATCCCTGAAGCGCGCCGCGCTGCATTACCGGGTGTTGAGCTTTGTGTGACCTGCCAGGAAATTAAGGAGCTTAAAAGCCTGCATTATAAGGGGGCTGTATGAACAACATTGATCCACGATGTTCAATGAAGGACACCATCAACATCATCTCTGTATCAGGAGGAAAAGACAGCCTGGCGCAGTGGCTGCGCGCTATTGAAGCCGGTGTGGCTTATCTCAATGTATTTGCAGATACCGGACATGAGCATCCACAGACCATGGAGTACCTGGAGTATCTGGAGCAGAAGTTAGGTCCAGTAAAGCGCGTCAGGGCTGATTTCACCCGTCAGATTGCGGGTAAACGCCAGTTCATCGCCACCCGCTGGCCCGTTACTCTGGTTGAAGAGTGCGGTATGTCGGCTGATGAGGCGGCCGAACGTGTGGCACAGGCTCTTGAGATACTGCACCCAACTGGGAATCCGTTTCTTGATCTCTGCATGCTGAAAGGACGCTTCCCTTCAACAAAGGCTCGTTTCTGCACCTTCGACCTTAAGCATGAGCCTGTCAGGGCGCAGGTTATTGTTCCTGCGCTCGAAGAGTACACTGAGGTTATCAGCTGGCAGGGAGTTAGGGCTCAGGAATCCCCCGCACGCGCGTTATTGCCGGAATGGGAGGAAGACGCCGATAACACTCCAGGGCTGCACGTATACCGGCCAATTTTAAAATGGCTACACGAAGACGTTTTCGCTATTGCCAAACGCCACGGAATCAAACCGAACCCGTTGTATCAGCAGGGGTGCAGCCGAGTCGGATGCATGCCCTGTATCCACGCCCGCAAATCTGAACTGGCGGAGATTTTCAGCCGCTGGCCAGAAGAAATAAAACGCGTCGCAGAGTGGGAACGCCTGGTTGCTGCCTGTTCGCGCCGCGGAAACTCAACCTTTTTCCCTTCCACACATGACCCACGCCGGGCGGAAAAACGAATTGAGGTAGTGACTGTCGGCGCCTACGGCATCGAAAGTTATCGCGACTGGGCTATGACAAGCCGGGGTGGCGCACAGTTTGATTTACTGGCTGCAACAAACGACCTGTCTGTTTGCAGCAGTATCTATGCGGGCGTATGTGAATGACCGCTGCTGTTTATGCCTATGCATTCAATGCGCCACGCGAGGCCATCGCCAGCCCATATCTGACCTATGAACAGGAGCGCCGCCGCGATCGCATGATTGCGGCGCTGCTGCATGCGCGTAACGAGCTGGAAAAACAGCCTGACCTGGTGCGTTACGGTGTGCGCCGTCGCGCCGACGAGCTGGAGCGCGAGCACGATGTTCAGCGAGCTAATGCCTTTCTGGTGAATTTCACCCGGAAGGCATTACCGCGCCTTGAACTGGTTGCGGAGAAATATCGTATTGGGGCTATTTCGCCAGATGTGGCCCTGCCGGTTTTTGATGGCCGGGATGATGATGTGTCAGCCCGTTACCTGACAACGCAGCTTGTGAACATGACCGCGCGTTATAACCGCCTGGCTGATATGTCGAAAGCCGATATCGATTTGCTTGCCGGCGATATCGCCAATTTTATCGTTGCTGAAATAGGCACCGTTGAAATCCAGGAGGGCAGCGAGTTAAAGGCGCTGCACGCCTCGTACATGTGCGCCGCGCGTATCACCCGCCACTTTAAAAACGCTCCGCCTCTGTGGGAAAAAATCACCACAAAATATGTGACTGCCGAAGATGTGGGGCCGGCAGTGCTGCGCATGGCGACTGAAAAATGGTGGACGGGCCGCCTTCGCCGCGTCGCCGCAGAATGGCGCGAGCATCTTCACATCGCGCTCGGGAACGTCAGCAAAAAGCACAGCGCTTATGCCAGCAAAAGCTGTGTGAGTGAGTGGCGCGAACAGAAACGCCGCACCCGCGAATTTCTCAAGGGAATGGAGCTGGAAGATGAAGAAGGCAACCGCATCAGCCTTATCGAAAAATACGACGGTAGCGTCGCTAACCCGACGATCCGCCGTTGCGAGCTGATGACCCGCATCCGCGGCTTCGAAAATATCTGTAACGAACTCGGCTATGTTGGCGAGTTCTACACGCTGACCGCCCCGTCTAAATTCCACGCCACCACAAAGGCCGGCTACCGTAACACCAAATGGAACGGCGCAAGCCCGTCGGACACACAGCGCTATTTAACCGGGCTGTGGGCGCGTATTCGCGCGAAGCTGCACCGTGACGATATTCGCATATTCGGTATTCGCGTCGCCGAGCCCCACCATGACGCCACGCCACACTGGCACATGCTGATGTTTATGCTGCCGGAAGATGTCGACCGCGTGCGCGCCGTTATTACCCGCTATGCCCGTGAAGAAGACCATCATGAGCTTAAAAGCGAGAAGGCCCGCAAGGCGCGCTTTCACGCTGAAGCTATCGATCCGGACAAGGGCAGCGCGACCGGGTACGTGGCGAAATACATCAGCAAAAATATCGACGGTTACGCGCTTGATGATGAGCGCGACGACGAGAGCGGCGAAATGCTCAGGGAAACCGCGCCGGCGGTTTCAGCCTGGGCGGCCCGCTGGCGCATCCGTCAGTTTCAGTTTGTGGGCGGCGCGCCGGTGACGGTTTATCGAGAGCTGCGCCGGATGGCCGACGCTGAAACGGCGAAAGGGCTTAGCGTGGAGTTTGCGCTTGTGCACGATGCCGCTGATGCGGGTGACTGGGCAGGCTACGTTAACGCTCAGGGCGGCCCATTTGTGCGCCGTGATGAGCTTCAGGTGCGCACCTGGTACGAAAGCACGGACGCGGTTAACGAATACGGCGAAGAGTGTGTGCGCATTCGTGGGGTTTATGACAAGGAGGTCGGTGAATGCACGCCCATTATTACGCGACTCACGCAGTGGAAGATTGTTGCTAAACGGCCACAGGCCGAAGGTTTTGAAGTTAAGGGCGCTTTTGCGCCCTCTCGGAGTTCTGTCAATAACTGTACGCCGGAGGCCGGGCCAGATCCTGCAGAAAGGCCGCCGGTTGATCTCACCCGGCCATTAACCCGCCGCGAACGCCGTCAACTGACTGACCAGTTGAGAGAAAGGAAAGCGGTGAAACGGCGAACCTTTAACCATGCCACCGAAAAAAACGCGGCAGGCATCGCCAGGACAATAGACGAGATCCAGCTTTTAACCGGTGAAACCCTTAGCCGTGGGCAAGCCCTGTCGCTTATGAGCGGGGCGAAGATGTGCATTAACGGGAAATGGTGCAGGGGATCGGGTTCTGGTGAAATTTTTGCGGCGCGCATGCCTAAGCCTGTACTTCGTGAGGCCCAATATAAGGCGAGAGCGGAGCGGGTTTTAGCGAAGTTTAACGCTATCAAGGCGGTTGGCTAATGCATGCACTAACTCATGATTCGCGATAGTTGAGCTTAAAAATTACATCAGAATCATCCTCTTGAAACCGGAAAAAGGTTTACAACTTCCTGAGTGTTATATACTGTATTTATATACAGTATTTTGTTCAGTAGTTGATGTCAGGAGGGAAAATGCAAGAGTGTTTCTGGGAGTCGGTAAAACTTCAGCGTATTGATTTTTTTATGAAACTGGTAGCTGCCAGCGACTGTAACGATGAAGAAAAGCGGCTCGCTATTCAGTGGGTTTCTGAGCTTACCGATGAGCTGATGGCAAAAATCCGCAACCATGATTATGCCTGCTCCATAGATGACTCTTCGCGGTAACGAGGAAGCTGAAATTCGTTCGTAAAACCAGCGCTAACGATCTTGAGTTAAGCGGGTTTAGTCCGGTCAAAGATAAAAGCGCGTGATGGGCATTCTGGCATAGTTTGGTCATACGACAGCTGGATGCGCTGAGTTAACGCCGAAGCCGGTAAGGAAATTTCCTGCCGGCCTTGGGGTTGAACAACGATCAAAGCGAGGCGTTAGGCAATGGGCAAAAAAGACGATGACTATCAGGTCGTTTACCGGGGCGAAGCCCTCCCGCGCTATGTTCCCGGCGGTCTGGCCTTTTTCCAGCGCCCGAAAGAGTGCGGCTGTGGGTACTGGCTGGGGCGAACTTGTGACGGTGTGTTTATGTTTGAAATACCGTGGCCGGTATCACTTAGACAGGGCTGCACTTATTTAACAGACCACACCCGGACAGAGCTGCCTTTCGGTCATTTTAACGACGATTTGCAGCTCGACTTGCAGTGATCCCAAACGGTATTTTTCTGGCCTATCTTTGATGGGCTTTTTTATTATTGGCGTCACAAAATCATAAAAAAGCCATGCATGCATAAGATGCATGGGATTGCATGCGTTACTGTACAACTCCTAAGAGGTATCACGCCAGCGCTGGCACGGCTCGCGACCGCTGATGCAGTTGCATTAAAACCACCCCAGGAAGCGGGCAGGCGAGGCGGGGATAGCATTGCGCGCTGGCCGGTTTTAGGATTAAAGTACAGATTCACTCCGGCTGAAAAAGGGATCAAAATGGCTGAACTATCCTCGCAACCAATCACTATCCAATCAATATATTCTTGGTACCGGGACGGGAAACTGCTCGTAAACAGGCGATATCAACGTAAGTTAGTATGGACATTAGAAGAAAAGCAAAAATTAATTGAGTCGCTTTTAAACAAGTATCCTATACCAGCTATCCTTCTTGCAGAAAGGGAAAATACACCAGGCACCTTTGAAATAATAGATGGCCTACAGAGATTGCATGCTATTATTTCCTTTATAGAGTTGAACTACCCAACCTCTAATGGCTTTTATTTTGATGCTCATTCTTTCCCTACTGTTAAAACAAAACTAGAAAGCGAAGGCTTCGATTTTGCATTGATTGAAAAAAATCTTGATAAAACCGAAGTTTCAACAATTCTAGATTATGCCTTGTCACTGTCGATAATGCGAAGCGCTAGCGAAAAACAAGTAAATGACGTTTTTGATAGAATAAATACGTATGGTCATAGACTAAGTGACCAAGAAAGACGACAAGCTGGCGTTCAAAGCAAATTTTCAAAACTGATCAGGGAAATAAGCTGTACGCTTCGCGGTGACGTGTCAAGTGAAATACTTCCTCTTGAGAAAATGCCTTCTATTAGTATAGATTTACCTTCAATGAAGCATGGCTATGATATTCAGGCAGAGGAGGTTTTCTGGGTCAAGCACGGTATTCTGAGATCTACCGATCTCAGAGACAGCTTGGACGAACAATGCATTGCAGATATTACAGCGTGCATAGTGCTCGGAACACTAATTACTCGCTCAAAAGATGCTTTAGATAAACTATACAATGACGATACGGTGGAGTTTTCTAGAATTGATTCTGCCTTGAAAGCATACGGGGAGGAACGGTTCTCTCAAGAGTTTAAATTTTGCATAGAAGAGATAATGAAGGTATGTGAGAGCGAACCTTTTACTAAGCTACGTGATGTTATTTTTAGTAAGAAAAACACGAACCCTTTCCAGTCTATTTTCTCATTAATTGTTATTGCGTTTCACGAGTTGATTTTTAAAGATAACTTGAAAGTGAGTAATTATGAACGTGTGCGTGCGAGTTTAAATAATCTTGCGGATAAAGTTAACTCTGATCGAACTGCCGGGTTACCGGAGGAGAGAAGGAAACATATAAATATAATTAAAGGGTTGATAAAAGATTGTTTCATTGAAAATGATAAGCCCGCCCCTATTTATAAAGCTCATTCAACACTCGATATCGAAGGTTTGATTAGACGTTCTGAGGCTGAACTGGCTTTCTATGAATTAAAACAAGGGGTGGTTACACTTGCAGATGATCGAAAGATTGATCATTCAATTTTTGGTGATGTAATTAAAACCATCTGCGCAATGGCTAACAATGGTAAAAGTAATGGCATTGCTGGGAAAATTGTATTAGGTATTGCAGATAAAGTCGCTGATGCAAATAGAGTAGAAAAACTCGATGGTGTTAAAAAGCATGCAATTGGTAATAGATATGTGGTAGGCGTTTCAAGAGAATTAAAGATATTGAACAAAACACCTGAGGAATATATCAGGATGTGGTCTGAAGAAATAAGAAAATCAAAGCTTTCTGAGCCCCTAAAAAGCCAAGTTTTGTCTAGTTTAGACTGGAATGATTTCTATGGAAAGGGTCTTTTTATAATCACTGTGCCTGAGCAAAATGATGTCTCCGATATCGATGAGCTCTTTTACTGGCGAGATGCTGATAATACTAAAGAGGCTAAGGGGAAAGAGATTTCCATGCTAACCAAAAGGTTTTGAAGTCAATATTTTTAATGGCTAATTAATAACGGCTACAAATTGTAGCCGTTATTTTCAAAGGCTATACTTTTTGAATTTGATCACTTCCTCTCCGATGTGATTGTTCAGCTCCTTTATGCGCTCTTGTAAAGGTGTGAGCTCATTTCTAACGAATACTTGCGCAGCTTTCATTACATCCCCAAAACCACCAATATTGTTAGGCGTTATCCCCATCATTTGAGGCGGTACACGGTGCGCGCTCATTAAATCCTCCGCGCTCACCTTTTTGATATTAAAAAAGTCGTCTTTGGTCGCGACCTCGCTTAACGGCACGATTTTAATCCCGTCGGGTTTGCCGTTCGGTGCGTAGAAAAACAGGTTCTTAAAATTGCCGAGCCCTTTCGAGCTGCGCATCGCATCGCGCATCGCCTCAACGTCGGTGCTGCTCTGCGCCGCGTCGGTCACGTACATGATGTACCCCGCGTGCGCGCCGTTCTGGTAATACTTGCGACGGAACAGTGTCGCGGATTCGTTCAGCCATGCCGAGTTAAGCGCGCTGAGATATTCCGGCATCCCGTAAAGCTCCTGGTTGATGTCCGGCTCCAGCAGGTGAAACACCGAGCCCGGTTCGAACTGCTGCGGCTGCGAAAAGCCCGGCACCCACCAGTAAACATCCTCCTCCACGCCGCGCCGCGTGTATTTGGCCGGTGAGGCATCCAGCCTGATAACCTTGCCGGTTACGCTTTTTCGCGCCTCAAGAAAGGCGTTACCGAACACCAGAAAATCCAGCACGAAGCGGCTGAAATCCTGCTGTGACAATAGCGGGTGCGGAATAAACGTGCTTGCCAGAATGTTGCGCTTCACGTAAATCGGCGAGCTGTGATGCACGGCGGCGCGCAGGCTTTTTGCCAGGCCGGCGAAGCTTACCGGCGGCTCGTACCATTTGCCGTTACTGATGCACTCGACATAATCGAGAATATCGCGGCGGTCGAGTACCGGCGTCGGCTCGCCAAACGTGAAAGCCTCCATTTTTTGCGCGCTGGCGGTGGTCGTGGCCGCGCGGTTATCGCGCTGGCGGTTTTTACGTTTACTCATCAGTAAAACTCCAGAATTGAGGATGAAGCCTGGCCGCTCCCGGCGGTCAGCGGCTCGTTTAACAGGGCGTGCATGGTGGCCCAGGCAACATCCGCGTGACTCGCTTCCTCGCTGCGGCTCGCCTCGTAGGTGGCGCTGCGCCCGCTGCTGGTCATGGTCTTGCGGATAGCCATAAAGGACTGGGTGATATCCGTGGCGCCGGCGTCGTACTCCAGGCAGCCGCGGCTGATGGTGTCTTTTGCCTTCAGCACCATCGCGGTTTTGACTTCCGGGCTGTAACGGATTTCGCGCGCGGCAGGCCAGAAGGCGCGCACAAGCTGAAACACGCCCTGGCCGATGCCGGTTGCATCAATGCCGATGTACTCGACCTGGTATTTTTCAGTGAGCTCGCGGATGGCCTGCGCCTGGGTGGCGAAGTCCATGCCTTTCCACTGGTGGCGCTCCAGAATGCGGAACTTGCCGCCCGAGACAACCGGCGGCGCCAGCACCACGCAGCCGGCGGAGTCGCCGGTATGCGACGGGTCGTAGCCAATCCACACCGGACGCGAACCGAACGGGCGCGCTGCAAAGGGCGAGAAGTCTTCCCACTCCTCCAGGCTGTCGACCATGCAGCGTTGCAGCTCCTCGAACGGAAACACCGAGGCTTTGTCGTCGACGAACTCGCACATGAAGAGATTGCGGAAATCCTCGGCGCTGTTTTCCCGCTTCAGCGCGTCCAGGTCGAACAGGTCGCAGCCGCCGGCGAGCGCGTCCTCGATGGTGACAATCTGGCGCCACTGACCATCCCCGCACAGCATGCCGCCGGCGAGTGCCGCGTGGCTGATATCGATATCCACGCGCTCGGCTGTTGAGGTGCGGCCCTTGTTAAACAGCTCGCCGGACCAGAAAGGAAACGCGCCATGCCCGAGGGTGGAGGGCGTCGAGAAATAGGTCGAGCGCAGGTGCTTCTGTGACGCCATGCCCGAAGCAACCTTACGCAGCCGCTGGAAATTCGGTATCCAGAAAATCTCATCGACATACAGGTCGCCGTTATGGCTCTGCGCGGTGTTTGAATTGGTGCCGAGAAAAATCAGCTTGGCGCCGTTGTTGCCGATGACAATCGGATCGCCTGACAGCTCCACATCCACCCGGCGCGCAAACTGGATGATGTACTCGCGAAACACATACGCCTGCGTTTTGGAGGCCGACAAAAATATCTGGTTATGGCCGGTTTCCAGTGCGCGCAGCAGCGCCTCGCGGGAAAAGTAGAACGTGGCGCAATCTGGCGCGATTTGAGAATGTCGCGGATGCGGTGCTCTAACCCGGCCTTGTGCCAGCGCAGCTGATAGTCGAAAGACTCCTCGAAAAAAATCTCCCTGAGCTTGTCGATGGCCTCCTCGCTGAAGAAATTCTTTTTCGGTTTGCGGCGGTCGCCCTTGTTGCGGTTCGCCACGTTGGGATTTAAATCCGCCTCGTTGCCGGTCTGGCAGTAGCGGTTCACCCTGGCGAGGCGCTCCATCTGACGCGAGAGAAAATCCGCGACTTTAAAGTCGTGCGCGGTCAGCTCGGGCTTTGCATAAAGCTGAATCAGCCGCGCCTCAAGGGTGTTTTCGACGCGCTGAATCGGCGCCGTCGTATCCCAGCCGTCGCGCTGCTTCCAGCTCTGCACGGTGGGGCGTTTGATTTTCAGCATTTCCGCGATTTGCGGCACGGAAAAGCCCTGCCAGTACAGCAGCGCCGCCTGTCGTCGCGGGTCGTTTAAAAGCGTGGTGTCGGTGGTGATGGTCATGAAAGCCTCGCCGTAAGTGGTACACGGCAAGGCTACTTAAGCGCGCCCGGCGATTCGCTAAGGCGCTGTTGTGTGAAGGCTTATCCATCCGGGATTGATAGCGAAGGAAACGCGGCGCCGGGAAACTAACCCCGAACCCGTAACCCCACTATCAGGACTCCTGACAATGGCAAAAAAAGTCTCAAAATTCTTTCGTATCGGCGTCGAGGGCGACACCTGTGACGGTCGCGTTATCAGCGCCGGCGATATTCAGGAAATGGCCGCGAGCTTTGATCCGCGCGTTTATGGCTGCCGCATCAACCTGGAGCACCTGCGCGGCATCCTGCCCGATGGCGTCTTTAACCGCTATGGCGATGTGGTCGAGCTGAAAGCCGAAAAGATTAATGACGATTCCGCGCTTAACGGCAAATGGGCGCTGTTTGCGAAAATCGCCCCGCTCGACAACCTGGTCGACATGGTCGGCAAGGGCCAGAAGGTTTACACCTCAATGGAAATCCAGCCGAACTTTGCCAACAGCGGCAAATGTTATCTGGTCGGCCTGGCCGTGACTGACGATCCGGCAAGCCTCGGCACCGAATACCTCGAATTCTGCCGCACCGCCAAATCCAACCCCCTTAACCGCTTTAAAGCGAGCCCGGAAAACCTGATTTCTGCCGCTACCCTGGCGGAGCTGGAATTTGAAGACCAGCCCGAAACGGTTTTCACGGCGCTGACCGACAAGGTTAAAGCCATCTTCAGCCGGAAGCAGGCGAGCGACGATGCGCGCTTTAAAGACGTGCATGAAGCGGTAACCGCCGTCAGCGAGCACGTGCAGGAAAATCTGAGCGCCACCGAACAGCGTATCGCGGCGATGGAAAACGCCTTCAGCGCGCTGAAGCAGGACGTGACCAGCCAGACCACGCAGACCCGCCAGGCGCTCACCGACCTGAAAAGCACGCTCGACAATACCGAGAGCTTTACGCAGCCCCGCCGCACGCAGGCGACCGGCGGCGAAGGCGATTCGCTGTCGACCAACTGCTGACCGGCCGCGCCGGCACGCACACCCGTAAATTCACCTGACAACAGGAAAAACCATGCGCCAGGAAACCCGCTTTAAATTTAATGCCTACCTCTCCCGTATTGCCGAGCTGAACGGTATCGACGTCGGCGACGTGTCGAAAAAATTCAGCGTGGAGCCGTCGGTCACGCAAACCCTGATGGATACCGTGCAGGAATCCTCGGAGTTTCTGACGAAAATCAACATTGTGCCGGTGAGCGAACTCAAGGGCGAAAAGATTGGCGTCGGCGTTACCGGCTCCATCGCGAGCACCGCAGACACCGCGAATGGCCATGCCCGCGAAACGGGGGATTTCGCCGCGCTGGAGTCCAACAAGTACGAGTGCGATCAGATTAACTTCGACTTTCACCTGCGCTACAAAACCCTCGACCTGTGGGCGCGTTTTCAGGATTTCCAGCTGCGTATCCGCAACGCCATCATCAAGCGTCAGGCGCTCGATTTCATCATGGCCGGCTTTAACGGCGTGAAGCGTGCGCCAACGTCTAACCGCGCTGAAAACCCGATGCTTCAGGATGTGGCGGTGGGCTGGCTTCAGAAGTACCGCAACCAGGCGCCAGCGCGCGTGATGGGTAAGGTCACGGCTGAAAGCGGTGAAGTTGTGTCTGACGTGATCCGCGTCGGCAAGGGCGGCGACTATGAAAACCTCGATGCGCTGGTTATGGATGCCACCAACACCATGATTGCGCCGTGGCACCAGGAAAACCCGGACATGGTGGTTATCTGCGGTCGTCAGCTGCTGGCCGACAAATACTTCCCGCTGGTCAATAAGCAGCAGGATAACAGCGACCTGCTGGCCGCTGACGTCATTGTCAGCCAGAAACGCATCGGCAACCTGCCGGCGGTGCGCGTGCCGTATTTCCCGCCGGATGCGCTGATGATCACCACGCTGGAAAACCTCTCTATCTACTTCATGGATGAGAGCCACCGCCGCGTCATCGAGGAAAACGCGAAGCTCGACCGCGTGGAGAACTACGAGTCGATGAATATCGATTACGTGGTGGAAGACTACGCCGCCGGCTGCCTGGTGGAACATATCAAGGTTGGCACCTTCACCGCGGCCGCGCCGGACGTGAAGGAAACCGCAACGCCAGCGCAGGAAGGCTAAGCCATGACGAGCCCCGCACAGCGTCACATGATGCGGGTCTCGGCCAGTGAAACCGCGCAGCGGCAGGATAAGCCGCTGCGCCATGCCACTGCTTACGAGCAGATGCTGGTTAAGCTGGCCGCCGACCAACGCACCCTTAAACAAATCCATTCCACCGAGCGCAAGGCGGAGAAAAAGCGCGAGCTGCTGCCGTTCTATCAGCCGTGGGTCACCGGCGTACTTGAGCAGGGCAAAGGCGCGCAGGACGACATTCTGATGACGGTCATGCTCTGGCGTCTCGATGCCGGCGACATTGCCGGCGCGCTCGATATCGCCCGCTATGCCCTGCGCTACGGCCTGACCATGCCCGGCCAGCACCGCCGCGCGCCCGCATACCTCTTTACCGAGGAGGTGGCGCTCGCCGCGATGCGCGCCCATGCCGCCGGCGAGGCGGTCAGCACTGCGCTTCTGACCGATACGCTGGCGCTCACGCAGGCCGCAGACATGCCCGACCAGGTGCGCGCGAAGCTGCATAAAGTCACCGGCCTTGTGCTGCGCGATACCGGCGAGCCCGCTGCCGCGCTGGAGCACCTGCGCCGCGCGATGCAGCTCGACGCACAGGCCGGCGTGAAAAAAGAGATTGAGCGCCTCGACCGGGAGCTGCAACCGAAACCCGCCAGGCCGGCGGCAAGGACCACCGCGCCACGTAAAAAGACAACGCGATCCGCGACGCCGGCAAAACGCGGTCGCCCGAGGAAAAACGCCGTTTAACAGAATGCGCCACGCGCCAGGGCGGCACGCCGGTCAATGCGGGTTTTACCCGGTCTGCGACCGGCGTCCACCGCCCACCCTCACAGGAGAAAGTAATGATGCGGATTATCAGCGGCGAGGAGCAGCCTGGCGGGCCGGCAGACCTCACGCCGGCCGGTGATGAGCCGGTGATTAAGAACACCCCGTTTTTCCCGGACGTGGAGCCGAAGCGGGTCCGCGAGCTGATGCGCCTTGAACAGACCTTTTCGCCGGCGCGCGTTCGCGAGGCTATCTGTGCCGGCATCGCTGAAACCAACGCCGAGCTGACGGAATACCGCCGCACGCAGCAGGCCGCAGGCTTTAAGCGTCTTGCTGACGTGCCGGCGGATGTGCTCGACGGCGAAAGCGTGCGGATATTCCTGTATCTGCGTGCCGTCAGTGCAATGGCGACCGCCTCGCTTTACGGGCGCTATCGCGGTGCCGACGCCAGCGGCAAAGGGGATAAAAAGGCCGACAGCATCGACAGTACGGTCGATGAGCTGTGGCGGGATATGCGCTGGTCAGTGGCCCGCCTTCAGGACAGGCCGCACTGCATCATAGGGCAAATCTGATGAAAACCTTCGCGTTTCAGGGCGACACGCTCGATGCGATTTGTGCGCGCCATTACGGGCGCACCGGGGGCGTTGTCGAGACGGTGCTGACTGCTAATCCGGGCCTTGCCGAGCTTGGCGCCGTTCTGCCGCACGGCACGGCGGTCGAGCTGCCCGATATCGCGCCGGCGCCCGCCGCTGAGAGCATCAACTTATGGGATTAACCATGGAAAAAATCAGCACCTTTTTAGCCTACTGGCTCTCCGCTCTGCTGGCCTTTTTCGGCGCCATGACACCGCAGGACGTTGCTGCCTATTTCGGCATGTTCGGCGTCGCCGTCACGGTGGCCGTGAACTGGTATTACCGGCGCAAAGAGATGCTGTTCCGCACCGCGCGCAAAGAGGAGGTTATCCGTGAACTCAATCGTTAAACGCTGTGCCGTGGGCGCCGTGCTGGCGCTGGCCGCGCTGCTGCCCGATTACGGGCGTCTGCATACCTCGCCGCAGGGACTCGCGCTGATTGGCGATCTGGAGGGGTGCCGCCTGAAGCCCTACCAGTGCAGCGCCGGCGTCTGGACGTCGGGCATCGGTCATACGGCGGGGGTGGTGCCGACGCGGGATATCACCGAACGCGAGGCCGCCGTGAACTTGGTCGCCGACGTGCTGAAGGTCGAGAAAGCGCTCGCGATCTGCGCGCCGGTCGCCATGCCGCAGCCGGTTTATGACGCGGTGGTCAGTTTTTCTTTTAACGTCGGTACTGGCGCGGCCTGCCGGTCAACGCTGGTTTCCTATCTCAAGCGCCATCAGTGGTGGCAGGCGTGTAACGAGCTGTCGCGCTGGGTGCATGTCAACGGCGTGCGTAACCCCGGCCTTGAAAACCGCCGTGCCCGTGAGCGGGTGCTGTGCCTGAAAGGAGTACTATGAAAACGCTGATCGTTTTATTTCTTCTGGCGCTCGCCGGTCTGGTCTGGCTGGGGCGGGAAAACAGCGCGCTCGCGCGAAGCTTTGAAAAGTCCAGCCGCGTAGCCGACGGGCAGAAAAGACAAATCGAAATGCTGAAAAATCAGCTCAACGTGGCCGTCAGCCTGGCGGATAAAAAAGAGCGGGCGCAGGTGAAGCTGCGCGGCCAGCTCGACGCCGCGCGCGAGGCCGCGCAGCGACAGGAACAGACCATCACGAGGTTACTCAATGAAAACGACGAATTTCGCCGCTGGTATCGCACTGGTTTGCCTGATGCTGTGCACCGGGTGCACCAACGCCCCGCCTGCGCCTCTGCCGGTTACTGTTTACAACGCCTGCCCGAAAGTGAGCCTGTGCCCGATGCCGGGCAGCGCCCCGGTCACTAACGGCGATCTGAGTGCGGATATCCGTCGCCTGGAGCGTGCGCTTGAGAGCTGCGCGCTTCAGGTGGAAGCCGTGAAACACTGCCAGGATGAAACTGATGAAAAAGCCCGAGAGCCTGCGAAAAGCCCTGACTGATGCGCTGCCGGTACTGCGTACTAACCCGGATATGCTGCGCCTGTTTATCGACAACGGCCAGATTGCCGCCACGCTCGCCGCCTCGCTGTCGTTTGAAAACCGCTACACGCTGAATGTAGTCGTGACTGATTACACCGGCGATATTAACCTGCTGCTTGTGCCGGTCGCCGCGTGGTTACGGGAGAATCAGCCCGATATCATGACCACGGACGACGGCATGAAAAAAGGATTTACCTGGTATGCGGATATCAACAACGACAGCAGCGTCGACGTCAGCATCAGCCTGTTAATCAGCGAGCGCACGCTGGTTAAGGAGTCGGGCGGCGCGCTGTATGTCTCTGACGTGCCGGAGCCGCCGCTGCCGGAGCCGGTCACGCGTCCGGCTGAACTCTATATCAATGGTGAATTTGTGAGTCGCTGGCATGAGTGATTTCAGCCCGTTTGAAAAGCGGCTTTCCGCGCTGATTGCCGCCCTGTCACCGGCGGGCCGGCGGCGGATGGCGCAGGATATCGCAAAGACGCTGCGCACCCGGCAGCAGCAGCGCATTAAGTCGCAGAAAGCCCCGGACGGCAGCGCCTACGCGCCGCGACGGCATCAGTCCGCCCGCGCAAAAAAAGGCCGGGTGAAACGCGAAATGTTCGCGAAGCTTCGCACCAGTCGTTTTATGAAAGCCACCGGCAGCAGCGATGCCGCCGTGGTGGAATTTACCGGTAAGGTGCAGCGCATCGCGCGGGTGCATCAGTATGGTTTAATAGATGCACCTAGCCATAATAGTGAAAGAATTAGATATCCAATGAGACAGCTATTGGGGTTTTCACTGAGAGATATTGACTTTATCAAGTCCTCGATCATTAATCATCTATCAGATACATCTGAATCTTAAAGGAAGGGAAAGTGCGTAAGCTCAGTAAAGGAAGTGAAAGCGCTGTAAGTAAAAAAATTGAATTGATGATTAAAATTATTATAAGAACCGATTCTTATCTCAATTCCGCCAACACGAAATCCACTATATTGCTTAGCTTATCCTCTGCGCTTATAGCGGCTTTTGCAATAAATTTTGATAAAATCATTTCTTTGGTAAAGTTATCATCTGATAAGGAAGTTCTTTCCTTTCTAATTGTTATGGCGCTTATATTACTCATTGCAAGTATGATTTTCTCATTAGGAGGGATTAAGCCCTATATAGGTGGGAGTACGTTACCTAATAGCTTTTCTTTTGTTGATATCAATAATTATTATAAAAAATTTCCAGATTATCAAAAAAGTTTCTCAACCGTGCGTGGGACGGTTTTTTTAAATGAACTTTTAGCGCTTAATCATAACTTGTCACTGGCTCTGGTAGCCAAATATAAAAAGCAACTAAAGGCTATTTTATTTTTGGAAATGGCTGCTTACATTCTCTTTTTTGCAATCATCATCATAACACTGGCAAATATTTAAGGATAAATCATGGCAATTAAAGATGTATATAAAGGCTTGGATAAGAGTTTAGAAGAGACATTTGCAGAGTTAAAGAATAAGAGTGGCAGGATTATAGCTGAGTCAGCCTTTGATTCATTAGGTGGAAGTGAATCTTTGCGGGGATATGATTTTGTCAAAAGCTCAGTTGGCTTAGAAAGTACTAAAGTAGATGTTACTAATAAAGGCTATGGTATAAAAGAGGTCGTCAGGCATGGCTTTGGAAAACACGGCCATTTAATGTCGAGTTTTGGTTGCCATCCTGATTTTGAGGATATGAGCGAAGATGAGTTGAGGAACGGCTATTGCGTTACTATGTTTATGGATATAATAGGTTCCACTAAGCTTGGAGTTATATTTCCGCCAGAAATAGTCTTTAAAATAAAAAACGATATAATAAAATGTGCAATAGAGACAGTAAACGCTTTTGATGGCCATGTGCATAGAATCATGGGGGATGCTGTAATGGCATTTTTCAGAAGCAATCAACACTCAATTAATGAACGTATTGCCGATAGTGCAGTGGATGCCTTAAATTGTGCGACGTATTTAATTGAAATGTTTAGGGAAGTAGTTATCCCTAAACTTGCTGAATTAGGTGTTGATGAAAACTTAGGTATTAGGATTGGTATAGATTATGGCGCTGAAGAACAGGTAATATGGGGGAAGTATGGCTACATGGAAAGCCACGAAGTAACGGCAACTTCGTTTTTTGTTGATGTTGCCGCCAAGTTACAACAAAAAGCTCCAAAAAATTCAATTATGCTTGGGGATAGTTTTGTGCAACTTTTAGGGCTTGATAAAGAACAGTTGTCTATAAAAGAAGTTATTAAGAATGGTGAAAGCACACCTGTTAAGTTTGTCACCCCTAATTACAGTGATGCCTCTGGTCGGCCTATTGATTATAGACAGTATATTTTTAAAAACGATATGTACTATAGATTATTACCTACCAATCAAAACATTGGAACTCTTAATGTTAAGGCATCCTTAAAAAAAAGCAAAGAAGAAATCTCAGACGATATTTACTACCCTTGCTCCAGAGTTATAAAAAAAGGAACCGGAATATCATTCAAGGGCTACTACTACTACGACCAAAGATATGCTGATCCGAAATTTAAATTTCGCGTAGTAAACACAGGAGTGGAAGCATCAAAAGAAAATAACAATGGAAATCATGAGGCTTTTGAAGAGGCAAAATACTCAGAAGGCAGATATTTTGCTGCACATTGGGAAGACACGGCGTATACGGGATTACATCATATGTACGTCTCGTTTTGGGATGGGAGCCGAATGATTACAGGCGAGGAGTGTTTTTCATTATTTGTTAATGAATAAACTTATTCGTAATTATAATTACGATATTAATTTATATAGATTTGTTGTTTCATCCTTCATCAAAACCCTTTTCGTTGCCGCTGGAAATCGCTAGCGGCATCCTTCCCCTCATGAATACGCTCAACTCCTTCAATGAACTTGCCCGCCTGCTGCGCAACATGATCCGCACCGGCGTCATCGTTTCGGTGGATACCGACGCGGGGCGCTGTCGCGTGCAGACCGGGAAAAACGTGACCGACTGGTTGCAGTGGCTGACCCACCGCGCAGGGCGTTCGCGCACCTGGTGGGCGCCGTCGGTCGGTGAACAGGTGCTTATCCTCGCCGTGGGCGGCGAGCTCGATACCGCCTTTGTGCTGCCGGGCATTTTCTCTGACGACAACCCGGCGCCGTCGGCCTCCGCTGACGCCGTTCATCTCGCCTTTCCTGACGGGGCGGTCATCGAGTACGAGCCCGCAAGCGGTGCGCTTAAGGTTTCCGGCATTCAGACGGCCAGCATCAGCGCGGCGAAATCCGCAACCGTGACCGTGCCGGTCGTCACCGTCACCGCCTCCACGCGTATCACCTTCGACACGCCGGAAGTGGTATGCACAAACAAACTCATCACCGGCACCCTTGAGGTGCAGAAAGGCGGCACGATGAAAGGCAACATCCAGCACAGCGGCGGCGCGCTCACCTCCAACGGCGTGCGGGTCGATGATCACAGTCACGGCGGCGTTCAGCGCGGCGGAAGCTGGACGGAGGGCACACAATGACGGCCCGCTACAGCGGCATGAGCCGCGACACCGGTATGACGCTCACCGATGTGGCGCACATCAGCCAGAGCATCCGCGACATTCTCACGACGCCGGTCGGCTCGCGCGTGATGCGCCGCGATTACGGCTCGCTGCTGTCGATGCTGCTTGACCAGCCACAAAATCAGGCGCTGCGCCTACAAATCATGTCGGCGTGCTACATGGCGATCCTGAAGTGGGAGCCGCGCGTACGCCTGACCGGACTCACTTTTGAAACCCGCTTTAACGGTGAAATGGTCGTGGAAATCAGCGGCCAGCGCACCGACACGGGCGGCGATATTTCCTTAACCATTCCTGTGAGCTGATAACCATGCCGACCATTGACCTGAGCCAGCTACCCGCCCCCGATGTGGTCGAGGAGCTCGATTTTGAAACCATTCTCGCCGAGCGAAAGGCGACGCTGATTTCCCTGTATCCCGAGGAGGAACAGGACGCCGTCGCGCGCACGCTGGCGCTGGAGTCTGAGCCCATTGTGAAGCTGCTTCAGGAAAATGCTTACCGCGAGGTCATCTGGCGCCAGCGGGTTAACGAGGCGGCAAAGGCCGTCATGCTGGCGTATGCCACGGGCCGCGATCTGGATGTGCTCGGCGGTAATTTCGGCGTGAGTCGCCTCGTTATCACGCCAGCCGACGAAACAGCTATGCCGCCTGTCATGGCCGTTATGGAATCCGACGCGGATTTCAGGCTGCGTATTCAGCAGGCGCTTGAAGGATTAAGCGTGGCCGGTTCAACGGGCGCGTATGAGTACCACGGCCGCAGCGCCGACGGGCGCGTCGCGGATATCTCGGTAATAAGCCCGCAGCCCGCCTGCGTCACGGTGTCAGTGCTGTCGCGCGAGGATAACGGAAAAGCCTCTGAGGAACTGCTGGCCGTCGTGCGTAATGCGCTCAACGATGAAGATGTCCGGCCGGTGGCTGATCGTCTGACCGTGCAGTCGGCCTCTATCGTTGACTATCAGATTGATGCGACGCTTTACCTTTATCCCGGCCCTGAAATCGAGCCTGTGCGGGCAGCGGCCGAAACCCGGCTTCAGGCTTATATCAGCGCGCAGCACCGTATAGGGCGTGATATCCGCCGCTCGGCTATTTTCGCCGCGCTGCATGTTGAAGGCGTGCAGCGGGTGGAGCTAGCCGCACCCGTGGCCGACGTTGTGCTCGATAAAACGCAGGCGTCTTTCTGTACCAGTTACCAAATCACTGTCGGAGGCTCCGATGAGTGATGCGCGGTTAATGCCGGTAGGCTCATCACCGCTTGAGGTGGCCGCGGCGCGGGCCTGTGCGGATATCGGGAACACGCCGGCCCCGCTGCGCCGTCTGTGGGATACAGAAACCTGCCCTGCCAGCCTGTTACCCTGGCTTGCGTGGGCCTTTTCTGTTGACCGGTGGGATGAGAGCTGGCCTGAAGAGACAAAGCGCGACGTTATCCGCAGCGCCTATTACATCCACTGCCACAAAGGCACCATAGGCGCGGTGCGGCGAGTGGTGGAGCCTCTCGGTTACGTTATTAACGTGACGGAATGGTGGCAAAACAACGATCCGCCGGGCACCTTTCGCCTTGATATCGGTGTGCTCGAAACCGGCATCACCGAAGAAATGTTTCTTGAAATGGAGCGGCTTATCGCAGATGCAAAGCCAGCCAGTCGCCACCTCATCGGCCTGAATATTATTCAGGATGTTGCGGGGTATCTCTACACCGCCGGCCTGAGCTATGACGGCGATATTGTTACTGTTTATCCGGGGGAAGCGAGCAGCGTATGACCACAAAATATAAAACCGTAGTCACGACGGCCGGCGCGGCGAAATTCGCCGTCGCCCTGACGCCGGGGGGTAAGAAAGTCAACATTACCGCAATGGCCGTGGGAGATGGCGCCGGCTCACTGCCGCAGCCGGCACCGTCACAGACGAAACTTGTTAATGAAGTCTGGCGCCATGCGCTGAATAAAATCAGCCAGGACAACAAACATAAAAATTACGTGGTGGCCGAACTGGTCATTCCGCCTGAAACGGGCGGTTTCTGGCTGCGTGAAATGGGGCTCTATGATGATACCGGTGTGCTCATCGCTGTCGGTAACATGGCGGAAAGTTACAAGCCAAAACTCGAAGAAGGGTCTGGTCGCGCGCAGACATTACGCATGGTCATTATTCTGTCGGACGTGGCATCGGTTGAGCTGACGATTGACAGCACCACGGTCATCGCGACGCAGAATTATGTCGATGAAAAGCTCGCGGAACATGAACAATCCCGCCGACACCCTGACGGCACGCTGACCGCGAAAGGTTTCGTACAGCTAAGCAGCGCTACCGACAGCACCTCCGAAACGCTGGCCGCCACGCCCAAAGCGGTGAAGTCGGCATATGACATGGCGAAAGGGAAATACACGGCGCAGGACGCTTCCACGACGCAAAAAGGGCTGGTTCAGCTCACAAGCGCGACCGACAGCAGCTCCGAAACGCTGGCGGCAACGGCAAAGGCCGTCAAGGCGGCTAATGACAACGCCAGTGGCCGCGTACCATCGGGGCGCACGGTTAACGGTCGTGCCCTGAGCGAAGATATCACCATTACCGCGCAGGATATTTTTAACGGGCAGTCGGTCAGCATCGGCAGCGCGGCAGACCTGAACGCATACACCGTGCCGGGGCTGTATTACCAGCTTGCTAATTCGCAGGCGGCTAACGGAAAGAATTACCCGGAGGCTGTCGCGGGTTCACTCGAAGTCTATAAGCACGCCGGTATTACGCAGATTTACCGGGTTTTCAACAATTCCCGCGCGTACATCCGCACGGCGTTTAACGGCTCATGGTCAGCCTGGAGTCAGCAGTATGACGAAGCTAACAGACCCACGGCGGGGGATGTGGGGGCATATACCAAAGCAGAGGGTGACGCCCGTTACCAGCCCAAAGGCAGTTACACCCCGGCGGGGCAGGCTTACACGAAAGCAGAATCTGATGCGCGCTTTCAGAGAATTAACAGCGCCTCCCTTGGGGCGAGCGGGTGGTTCAGGGATACCAACACCGGGCTGCTTATCCAGTACGGTAAAGTCGCCGTATCGACAAGCGGGCAGGGTGTCACGTTCCCCGTGGCATTCAGTATTGTTCCGTCGCTGTCTCTGAACGTTAACAGCGGCACTTACGGCGATACGGGGGCATCAAGCACATCCACTACAGGATTTGTGATTGTGGCCTCGCAACGTAATACCGTGGGCTGGATGGCTATAGGACGATGAGATGAAAGTATTTTTTAGCGCCACAACTAACGGTTTTTATCCTGAGCAGATGCGGGCCGATTACGAGCAACAACAGTGCTGGCCTGATGATGCACGGGAGGTATCAGTAAGCTGGTATCAGTACCTTCTGGAATCCCAGACCGGAGGCAAAATTATCACGTCAAACGAGTACGGCCAGCCGGTACTTGCCGATCCGCCACCGCCCGACCCGGAAACGCTGAACGCGCTGGCCGCCAGTAAAAAGACCGCGCTGATGAGGGCGGCGGGCGATGCGATTGCCCCGCTTCAGGATGCGGTAAATCTCGGCATAGCGACAGACGAGGAAAAGATGCGGTTAACTGAGTGGTTACAGTACCGCGTGCTGCTTAACCGCATTGATACCAGCGAAGCGTCAGAAATTACATGGCCTGAAGCTCCTGTTTAATTGTTTTCGGTCTGTTGTCTTATCATGCGTTGTGCCAGGCACACCCCAACCCTGATAAATAGCCCGCCACCCCGGCGGGCCTGAAAATAACACTCACCCCTAACCCCCACGGAGTTACCCGGATGAGTGATTACCATCACGGCGTTCAGGTCGTCGAAGTCAACGACGGCACGCGCGTCATTTCCACTGTTTCCACGGCGATTGTCGGCATGGTCTGTACGGCCAGCGATGCCGACGCCGCCACCTTTCCCCTTAACGTGCCGGTACTGATTACCAGCGTGCAGAGCGCCATCGCCAAAGCCGGCAAAAAAGGCACGCTGGCCGCCGCCCTTCAGGCCATCGCCGACCAGGCGAAGCCCGTCACCGTTGTGGTGCGCGTGGCTGAAGGCACCGGTGACGGCGAGGAGGCGCTCGCGCAGACCGTCTCGAACATCATCGGCGGCACGGATGAAAACGGCCAGCTAACCGGCATGAAAGCGCTGCTGACCGCCGAGGCGGTGACCGGCGTTAAGCCGCGCATTCTCGGCGCGCCGGGCTTCGACACGCTGGAGGTGGCGGTCGCGCTCGCGTCTGTCTGTCAGAAGCTGCGCGCGTTCGGCTATGTCAGCGCATGGGGCTGTAAAACTGTCTCTGACGTTATCGCCTACCGTAAAAACTTCGGCCAGCGCGAGCTGATGCTCATCTGGCCGGACTTTATCGCCTGGAACACCACAACCAGCGCCAGCGATACCGCCTTCGCCACGGCGCGCGCGCTCGGCCTGCGCGCCAGAATCGATCAGGAAACGGGCTGGCATAAAACGCTCTCCAACGTTGCCGTTAACGGCGTGACCGGCATCAGCGCGTCGGTGTTCTGGGATTTGCAGGAGCCCGGCACCGATGCTGACCTGCTGAATCAGGCCGGCGTCACGACGCTGATTCGTAAAGATGGCTTCCGCTTCTGGGGTAACCGCTGCTGTTCAGACGATCCGCTGTTCCTGTTTGAAAACTACACCCGCACCGCGCAGGTGCTCGCCGACACTATCGCCGAGGCGCACATGTGGGCGATGGATAAACCGATCACCCCAACGCTTATCCGCGACATCGTGGACGGCATCAACGCCAAATTCCGCGAGCTGAAAACCGCCGGCTATATCGTCGATGCGCAGTGCTGGGTGGATGAGTCGGCGAACGACAAAGAGACCCTGAAGGCCGGCAAGCTGCTGCTTGACTACGACTACACGCCGGTCCCACCGCTGGACAACCTGACGCTGCGCCAGCGCATCACTGACAAATATCTGGCGAATCTGATTTCGTCAGTGGCTAACGCTTAAGGAGCAAAAAGCACATGGCATTTCCGCGCAAGCTCAAACACATGAATCTGTTTAACGACGGCCTGAGCTATCTCGGCGTCGTGAAGTCGGTCACCCTGCCGAAGCTGACCCGCAAGCTGGAGAACTATCGCGGTGCCGGCATGAACGGCAGCGCCCCGGTTGATTTCGGTCTCGATGACGACGCGCTCTCGATGGAGTGGACGCTCGGGGGCTTTCCCGATGAGTCCATCTGGTCGCAGTACGGCGCTGCCGGTGCCAACTCGGTAGCCCTGCGCTTTGCCGGCTCCTACCAGCGCGACGACACCGGCGAAACGGTGGCCGTCGAGGTGGTCATGCGAGGCCGTCATAAAGAAATCGACGGCGGCGAAAGCAAGCAGGGCGAAGACACTGAAACCAAAATCAGCACGCAGTGCACCTATTTCAAGCTCACCATGAACGGCAAGGAGCTTGTTGAAATCGACACCGTAAACATGGTCGAGAAGGTGAACGGCGTCGACCGTCTGGAGCAGCACCGCCGCAATATCGGGCTGGCCTGATGTAACCCGGTCAGCCTCTGCTGGCCGGCTCTTTTAACCTATCCATAAAGCGAGAACGTCATGACTCAATCTAATGAAAATACCGTCACCCTGATAAACCCGGTTAAACGTGGCGAGCAGGAAATCAGCACCATTACCGTTATCAAACCCAATGCCGGCACGCTGCGCGGTGTGGGGCTGGCCGCGCTGGCAACCTGTGAAGTGGATGCGCTGATTAAGGTGCTGCCGCGTATGACCTACCCGAATCTCACCGAGCAGGAAGTCATCGCGCTGGAGCTGCCCGACCTGATGGCGCTCGCCGGGAAGGTTGTCGGTTTTTTGTCGCCGACTTCGGAAGCCTGACGTTCCCGGAACACTTTTCGACGGACGATCTGATAGCGGATATCGCGGTGATTTTTCACTGGCCGCTGTCAGAGCTCTTTTCCCTGAGCGTGTCCGAGCTCATCACATGGCGCGAAAAGGCGCTCCAGCGAAGCGGAAACATGAATGAGTGAAAACGTAAAGCTACAGGTTTTTCTGAAGGCGGTAGACCAGGCAACGCGCCCGTTTAAGCACATCGAGACGGCGAGCAAAGCGCTCTCGGGTGAAATTCGCGGCACGCAGAAAACCCTGCGCGAGCTTAACGCGCAGGCCGGGAAAATTGACGGTTTCCGCAAGGCCAGCGCGCAGCTTGCGGTGACCGGGCAGTCGCTGCAGAAAGCGAAGGCGGAAGCGGAAGCGCTGGCGACGCAGTTCAGGAACACCCAAAAGCCCACGCTGGCGCAGGGCCGGGCGATGGAATCCGCGAAACGCGCGGCGGAGTCGCTCCAGGCCAAATACAACAGCCTGAGCCAGTCGGTTGCGCGCCAGAAAGACGAGCTCGGGAAAGCCGGCATCAACACCCGCAACCTGGCCGCCGGTGAGCAGCGTCTTAAAACCAGCATCAGCGAAACCACGGCGCAGCTTGGCAGGCAGCGCGAGGCGCTGGCCCGCGTCAGTGCGCAGCAGGAAAAGCTGAACGTGGTCAAGGCGCGCTACCAGAAAGGCAAGGAGCTTGCCGGCAGTGCTGCCGGTGCAGGCGCCGCTGCCGTGGGTATGGCGACAACAGGCATTGTGGCCGGCACCGCGCTGATGCGCCCCGGCTATGAATTTGCGCAGAAAAACTCCGAGCTTCAGGCCGTGCTCGGCGTGGAAAAGCAGTCGCCGGAAATGCAGGCGCTGCGCAACCAGGCGCGCCAGCTCGGCGACAACACCGCCGCCTCGGCGGATGATGCGGCGGCCGCGCAGATTATCATTGCCAAAGCGGGTGGCAATGCGGCAGCTATTCAGGCTGCAACGCCCGTCACGCTGAATATGGCGCTCGCCAACCGTCGCACAATGGAAGAGAACGCCGCACTGCTTACCGGCATGAAAGCCGCGTTTCAGCTCACGAATGACCAGATAACGCACATCGGCGACGTGCTCTCGATGACGATGAACAAAACCGCGACCGACTTTGACGGGCTGAACGACTCCCTGACCTACGTCGCGCCGGTGGCAAAAATTGCCGGCGTCAGCCTTGAGCAGACCGCCGCCCTGGTCGGGGCATTGCACGATAACAAAATCACCGGATCGATGGCGGGCACCGGCAGCCGTGCGGTTATCACGCGATTACAGGCACCGACCGGCGAGGCCTTTGATGCGCTCAAAGAACTGAAAGTCAGCACTGCCGATAGCAAAGGCAACATGCGCCCGCTGTTCAGCATCCTGAGAGAAATACAGGCCAGCTTTAAACAGCACGGGCTCGGATCTTCTCAACAGGGCGAATACCTGAAAACCATCTTTGGGGAAGAAGCCAGTTCATCCGCAGCCGTACTGATGCAGGCGGCAACCAGCGGCAGGCTTGACGCCCTGACGGCGGCGTTTAAGGCGTCCGACGGTAAAACCGAGGAGCTGGTAAAGGTAATGCAGGACAATCTCGGCGGCGATTTTAAAGAGTTTCAGTCAGCGTATGAGGCGGTCGGCACTGACCTTTTCGACCAGCAGGAAAGCTCACTGCGCAAACTGGTGCAGACCGCGACCGGGTATGTGCTGCGCCTTGATAAATGGATTCAAAAAAATAAAGGGCTGGCCTCAACCTTAACCACGATTGCCGGTGTGGCGACTGCCGTGATCGGCGTCGTGGGGGCTATCGGACTGGTTGCCTGGCCGGTTGTTACCGGGATAAACGCGATTATCGCGGTGGCCGGCAGTCTCGGCACCATCTTCACCGCCGTCGGGGGCGCGATTGCCACCGCCATTGGTGCACTCACCTGGCCGATTGTGGCCGTGGTGGCGGCCATCGTCGCCGGCGCGCTCCTGATCCGTAAATACTGGCAACCCATCAGCGCCTTTTTTAGCGGCGTGATGGACGGCCTGCGCGCGGCATTCGGGCCGGTGGGCGAGCTGTTCGCGCCCTTTAAGCCGGTGTTTACCTGGCTTGGTGAAAAGCTTCAGGCGGTGTGGCAGTGGTTTAAAAACCTTATCGAGCCGGTGCAGTCGAGTAAGGAAACGCTCGACAGCTGCCGCAGCGCCGGCGAGCGCTTCGGTAAGGGGCTCGCCGATGCGCTGCTGCTGCCGCTCAAAGCGTTTAACAAGCTGCGTGAGGGCATTACGTGGGTGCTGGAAAAGCTCGGTGTTATTAACAAGGAATCCGACGCGCTCGATGCCAAAGCCGAAAAGGCAAATGCGGTCGCCTCGCGTGCAGGCGGTATGAGTGGTGCGGCGGCGGCACATGTGCCGGCGGGCATGTTCGGCCAGGCACCGGCCTATCAGGCTTATCAGCCGGTCAGCGCGGCGGGCGGGCGTTCTTATATCGACCAGAGCCGCAACCACTACAACATTTCTGTAGCCGGCGGTGCAGGAGCGGGCGGCGCGCCTCTTGCCCAGCAGATGCGCGAGGAGCTGGAGCGCATCGAACGGGAGAAGCGCGCACGCAGCCGCGCCAGTATGGGTCATGACGATTAAGGAGACTGCGCGATGATGCTTGTGCTCGGGATGTTTGTGTTTATGCGCCAGACGCTGCCTTATCAGAGTATGCAGCGGTCGGTCGATTACCGGTGGCCGTCCAACAGTCGCATAGGCCGGCGGCCCTCTTTTCAGTTCCTCGGCGTGGAGGAGGAAAAAATCACGCTGAACGGCACGCTTTACCCGGAAATTACCGGCGGCAAGCTGTCGCTGAAGGCGGTCGAGCTGATGGCGGAAGAAGGCAAAGCCTGGCCGCTGATGGACGGCACCGGCGTTATTTACGGGCTGTTTGTGATTAACAGCGTGGAGACGACCGGCACCGAGTTTTTTTCTGACGGCTCGCCGCGAAAAATCGATTTTGTCCTGACGCTGACCCGCGTCGATGATTCACTCGCCGCGCTTTATGGCGACCTGAGTCAGCAGGCGCAGACGCTTGTCGGCAAAGCCGGCGACGCCCTGCAGAAAGTGAAAACGGTGGCGGGAGGGTTTTTCTGATGCTGTCCGATTTTTACAACGGCGCCGGCGCAGGAATGACGCCGGCCTATATGCTGAGAATTAACGCGAAAGATATCACGACGGTTATCAGCGAGCGGCTCCTGAGCCTGACGCTGACCGATAACCGCGGCTTTGAGGCTGACCAGCTCGATATTGAGCTCGACGATGCCGACGGCCAGCTTGAGCTGCCGATCCGGGGAGCGGTGCTGACGCTGTTCATGGGCTGGCAGGGCGAGGCGCTTATCGGGAAGGGCGATTTTACCGTCGATGAAATTGAACACCGGGGCGCGCCGGACACCCTGACCATCCGGGCGCGCAGTGCGGATTTTCGCGGCACGCTTAACTCGCGCCGGGAGGAGTCCTATCACGACACCACGCTCGGCGCCGTGGTGGAAACCATCGCCACCCGCAACAAACTGAAGGCCCGGATAGCGCCCGAGCTGACGCGCATCCCTGTTTCGCATATCGACCAGGCGCAGGAGAGCGACGCCAAATTCCTGACCCGGCTTGCGGAGCGCAACGGCGCCGAGGTGGCGATAAAAGCCGGCGTGCTGATGTTTATTAAAGCCGGTGCCGGCATGACGGCAGGCGGTAAGGCGATCCCGCAAATCACCATCACCCGCAGCGACGGTGACCGCCACCAGTTCGCCATCGCTGACCGTGGCGCCTATACAGGTGTCACCGCGAAATGGCTACACACCAAAGACCCGAAGCCCAAAGAGGTAAAGGTAAAACGCAAGCCAAAGGTTAAGCACCTGCGCGCGCTGGAGCACCCGAAAGCCACGAAGAAGAAAAAGGAGAAGAAGGAGCCGGAGGCCAGAGAAGGCGAATACATGGCCGGCGAAGCGGATAACGTGTTTGTACTGACGACAACTTACGCCTCAAAAGCCCAGGCGATGCGTGCGGCCCAAGCGAAGTGGGATAAGTTACAGCGCGGCGTGGCGGAGTTTACCATCACCCTGGCGCGCGGCCGCGCCGAGCTTTACCCGGAAACGCCGGCAAAGGTGAGCGGCTTTAAGCGCATCATAGACGAGCAGGACTGGACGATCACAAAGGTAACGCACTCGCTGAATAACAGCGGTTTTGTCACTGCGCTGGAACTGGAGGTGAAACTGTCAGATGTGGAATATGAAACTGAGCGGGGTGATTAAAGCAGGGCGCGTAATTCAGGTAAAAGTAACCCGTTTGCCGGGTTACTTTTTTAATGATTTATTTAGCCTTGCCGGTAAACATATGCGTATTACCCATCAGCATAACTTTGGCTGGCTTATCCATCAGCTTTCCGATCTCTGTGCAGGTGGAAAGCGGGTTCTCTAAAGTATAACCGAGCGCTTTATACTGGTTAGTGACGTTCACTTCCTTAAGGCCTTTAAGTGCAGATTTGGATGCGTCTTTGCTCCATGCCAACGGGCATATCCCGTTCATTATTACTGTTTCATAAGCTTCAGACGTTATGCTGCTGCCAGGCAAAGCCACGGTTAACGTGTTATCGGATTTGGAGATATCTACCGGTTGCCACGGCTTCAGTGCTTTCTCTAGCGCTTGCTGGGCGGAGTTTGCGGCGAGGGAGCTGCCGGAGATAAGGAGTAAAACCGAGGCAAGTATAGTTTTGATAAGTGACATTTCATTCCCTATGAATTTACCAAAAAGAAAACAACCTTATTCTCAAAAAGAGAACCAAGCGGTATTATGAGTTCACATTACAAGAGTGACGAGGTTGCCATGTTTCATTGTCCAGAATGCCAGCACGCTGCGCATGCTCGCACAAGCCGTTATCTCAGCAAGAACACCAAAGAACGTTATCACCAGTGTACTAACATCAATTGCAGTTGCACCTTCGTCACGATGGAAACGGTCGAGCGTTTCATCGTCACGCCAGCCAAAATCGATTTTGCGCCGCCGCATCCAGCGACTAATGGACAGCAACAACTCTGGCGTTAAGCAAACCCCGCTACGGCGGGTTTTTTTATGCCTGGCGTCGCCACAACCAAAACGCTGTCGCCATTTTGCCGCCAAAGCCAAAGAAAAAGGGGCTACGCTTGCGCGTAACCCCTTGTTTTATTTGGTGGAGCTGGCGGGAGTTGAACCCGCGTCCGAAATTCCTACACCCTCGGTACTACATGCTTAGTCCAGTCTTTACATTCGCCTGGCAGCTGCGGACGGACACGCCACTACCAGACTAGCCTGATTAGTTTTAACGCTTCAACCCCAGGCAGGGTATCCACGCGATCTCTTTTAGGTTTGACCTCTCTTGATCCCCGTCCTAAGAGCGGAGGCTAGGGAGAGAGGGCTCTAAGCAGGTTATTAAGCTGCTAAAGCGTAGTTTTCGTCGTTTGCGACTATTTTTTTGCGGCTTTTTACGAGGCCAACCGCCCCTCGGCATGCACCTTGGGTTTCGCGAATCCCGTCGAATCCAGAATCAGCCCCAAAAGTGTAACGCTAAGTATAACAGAGTTTACCCATGCGTGACCAGTCCATATCGCTTCGTCTGCTGATTGCTGCTTTTTTGCGCTTTTCGTTGGGTGGCGCTGAAGTTGCATAAAAACGAGATGAGCTTCACAAAGTACCATTTCCGCAGAATATTACTATGCCAAATACCCCTCTTCCTTCCAGGTAAATAAAAGCGCATTCAAAATAGGATATATTTTTACGCTTCTTTAAAAATGCGTTTATTAATTCATTTTTGATGATTTCCATTGGCATTAATAACGGTTGTGGCCTTCTTTGAAATTCCCTTTATTTAGCAATAAATTAATTGAGGTAGACCATCTTTTTTAATTCTGCAAGCCCTCTTTTTTTTATGATTTTTTTGCCAAACCGCACCGCGTTGCTTATACATTTTGTTAAGGTTTTGTACATATAAACCGCTTCGCTTTTCACTAAATCATTGTTTTTGTGCTTTTTTACAAGTATTTCAACTCGTTTCGAGTAAATACGCCTCCCCGCTGCCGCCCTGTCTGGTAAGGGGTAACCCATAAGTGTCCATTAATGAACGCTTATGCAGGGCTGTGTGCTTCCCCAGTCAGAGGAAATGAAGAATGGCCGTTCAAAATAGTCTTTCGCCAAGCGTCGATATTCTTAATCAGGATACGGGAAATGTGATTACCCATTATTCACAGAATGCTGACCGGGTGGTCAATTTATCCCAGACCAGCATTGTGCGAATAAATGCTTCTCCCGAAACGGTTAATTCTTACGAACGGCAGGGGAATGACCTGATTGTCCATATGAAAGACGGGACAACGGTTCGCTACCAGAATTTTTTCCATCTTGATGCGGAAGGCCAGCACAGCGAACTCATCTTTGAAGATGACAAGGGCGTGCATCATGCGCTGTTTCCGTTCGCCTCTGAACCCGGCCCGGCGGTTGCCGAGGCGATCACCCCGACGCTGGCTGATACATCGCTCGGCGCGCTCACCGGCGCAGAAGGGCTGACCACGCTCCAGGCGCTGGGCGGCATCGCGGCGATCGGCGCTATCTCCGGCGTGGCGATTGCGGCCAGCAACAGCAGCGACGGTGGCGGCAACAACGACAACAATAACGGCGGCGGCGATAACGGCGGTGGGGACAATGGCGGCGGTGATAACGGCGGCGGCGACAACGGCGGCGAAACTCCGGACCCGGCGGAAATCGCGCTCGATCCGCTAACCGATGACAACATATTAAACAGCAGCGAAGTGTTGCAAAACCAGGTGCTGAGCGGCGTGGTGGATGCTGCGAATGCGGGCCGCACCATCACGGTTACGCTCAACGGCAACACCTACACCGGCGTTATCGGCGCCGATGGCAGCTGGAGCGTGACGCTGCCCGCGAGCGCGCTGCAAACCCTGCCGCAGGGGCTCAATACCATCACCGTGACGCTGGTTGACGTCAACGGCAACACGGTGAACCAGACGGTGGATATCAACGTCGATACCGTGGCGCCCGGCTTACAGCTGATCCCGTTTACGGATGGCGTGCTGGGCGGCGAACAGGCTGCCACGACGCAAATTCTGCGCGGCTCTACCGGCACGGCGGAAGAAGGGCAAACCGTTACCGTCACGCTGAATGGCAAAACCTATACCGCGACGGTCGGTGCGGACGGCAACTGGCAGGCCGCCATTCCGTCTGCGGATCTCCTGGCGTTGCAGAACGGGCAGGAGTATGTGCTCAATGTGAGCATCACCGATCTCGCGGGCAACACCACCACCAGTGAAACGCGCTTTACGGTCAACTTTGACCGGCCGGTGCTGGCGGTGAATGATTTCACGGGGGATAACGTACTCGACGGCTCAGAACTCGCTGTCGATCAGATCCTGAGCGGCACCACGCAGAATATCGCTTCTGGCACCGTCGTTACGGTAACGCTCAATGGCCAGAACTATTTCGCCACCGTCGGCGGCGACGGCACCTGGCAGGTGACTATCCCGAGCGGCGATCTCCAGGCGCTCGCCAACGGCACCGCGACGCTCACCGTTAGCGTGCCTGACGGCGCCGGCGCGCCGCTGACCGTTACCGATACCCTGACCGTCGCTCGCACGGTTCCGTCGGTTTCAATCGCCATTCTCTCGACCGATGACTACCTCAACGCGGCGGAAGCCACCCAGCCGCTGGAAATTCGCGGCGTTACTACCGTGACCGGGCCGGGCGCGCAGGTAACGGTGACGTTTAACGATAAAACCTATACCGCCGTGCTGGACAGCGCAGGCAACTGGAGCGTGCTCATTCCGGCGGCGGATCTGGCGACGCTGCCGGATGGCCCGCGCACCGTGACGGCGACCGTCACGTCCGGGCAGACCACCGCCACGGCGGATCGCGTGATAAACGTCGAGATTAACGATCTGCCTGATCCCACCATCGTCACGCCGTTCGGCGACGGCGTGCTGAGCGCGGCGGATCTGCAGCAGAACCAGACGCTCACCGGCAACACGGGCGTCAGCGGCAGCGGCCAGACGGTCACCGTACAGCTCGGCAGCCAGACGTTTACCACCACGGCAGGGGCTGACGGCGGCTGGAGCGTAACCATTCCTGCCTCGCAGCTGCAAACGCTGCCGCCTGGGCAGACGCCCATCGTGGTTACGGTCACAGACGGTGCAGGCAACAGCGCCAGCACCAGTTCAAGTGTGACTGTCGACAGCACGCCGCCCGCGCTCTCGCTCTATGCGCTGACCGACGACGGCAAGCTGAATGCCCAGGAGCTGGCCACCGATCAGGTGCTCTCTGGCAACAGCTCTGAAGCGGGGCAGACCGTCACCGTTACTCTCAACGGCCAGACATACACCACCACCACCGGCAGCGACGGCAACTGGCAAATCACGCTGCCTGCCGCCGATCTTGGTAATCTTGCGCCTGGCGCCAATGCGATTGTGGTCACCACCACCGACGCGGCGGGCAACACCGCGCAAGTCACTGATTCGCTGAACGTAAAAACCACCCAACCGTCCGTTACCGTCACGCCGTTCACGGGCGATAACGCGCTCGATGCGGCGGAGATCAAAACCGCGCAGCCGTTGCAGGGCAGCGTGACCAATGCCGAACCGGGCAGCGTGGTGACGGTGGCTATCGGCGCGTGGAGCACCACGGCGACGGTGGATGCGGCGGGCAACTGGCGCGTGGATGTGCCTGCGGTGGTGCTCCAGGGGCTGGCTAATGGCGATAACGCCATTCAGGTGAGCGTCACCGATACCTGGAACCAGACGACGACGATACAGGCGCCCATCACGGTGGATACCGCGGCGTCCGGCGTCGCCATCAGTATTATTTCCGATGATGATTTTATTAACCGTGCCGAGGCGGATTCGCCGTTAACCATTCGCGGCACCAGCGCCGGGCTCCCGGCCAATACCGACATCACCGTCACGCTCAACGGCATCAACTACACCGCGACGGTCGACGCCAGCGGCAACTGGCAGACCACCGTACCGGCGGCCGATTTGCAGGGGCTGGCGGACGGCACCTATGAAGTCACCGCCACCGCGCAGCAGGGCGGCGTCAGCGACAGCCATACGCTGACCGTCATTATCAACAACCTCCCGGATACCACCATCGATCCGCTGTTTACTGACGGCACTTTAAGCCAGGCGGAAGCGGGCGTGGATCAGGTACTGACCGGTAAAACGGGTGTTACCGGCGCAGGCCAGGCGGTGACGGTCACCCTTAACGGTCAGGCGTATCAGGGCACGGTGGACGCGAACGGCAACTGGTCAGTGACGCTGCCTTCCGGCGCGCTGGATGCCCTTACCGGTAATGATTCGCCGGTGCCGCTGCAAATCGTCGTGCGCGATGCGGCAGGCAACAGCCAGACCACCACCACCGATTTTACCGTCGATGTTGAAGCGCCGACGCTGACGATTAATCCTTTCGCGCAGGATGACGCGCTGAACATCACCGAAGCAAGCCAGGCGCAGGCGTTCTCCGGGGTCGCGACAGGCGCGGCGCAGGGCGACGCTATCGCCGTCACGCTGAATGGGAAAACCTATACCACGACGGTGACCGGCGCGAACGGCGAATGGTCAGTAAATATTCCGGCGGCGGATCTCCAGGCGCTGCCGAACGGCCAGGCGCAGTTTAACGTGACGGTGACGGATGCCGCAGGCAACACCTCAACCGCCACGCGCCCGATTACCGTCGCGGTCGATCCGGCGCGCGCGCCGCTGCTGACCATCGATCCGGTCGGGGGCGACGGCGTGATTGACGCCGGCGAGCGCGCGAGCGGCGTGACGCTGAGCGGCACCGCCACCAACGTCACTGCAGGCCAAACCGTCACTATCACGCTTGGCAATGACACCTTCAGCGGCGTGGTGGATTCCGCTGGCCGCTGGGAGGTAAATCTGCCAGCCGATGCCTTAACGGGCCTGGCCAACGGCACTTACACCATCACGGCGGCGGTGAGCGATGCGGCGGGCAACAGCGTCAGTCTCGATCGCGGTTTTAGCGTCGACACCGATATCAGCGCGCTGACGGTCGCGCCAGTGACCGGCGATAACCGCGTCTCGCTTGACGATATCGCAGGCGGTCTGGTGCTGAGCGGCAGCAGCGTGAACTTCGCGCCGCAAACCACGCTGACGATTACGCTTAACGGCAAGCAATACACCGCTACCACCGGCGCCGACGGCAGCTGGAGCGTCACCGTACCGCGCGCCGACGCGCTGGATATCAGCGACGGCAAAGCGACGCTGACCGTCTCTGGCGCCGATGAAAACGGCGCGGTCGTCTCCGGCAACCAGAGCTTTACCATCATCACCACCGACCTGCCGGAAGTGACGCTGAATACGCCGTTTACCGACGGCATCATCAGCGCCGCTGAAGTGAGCGCAGGCGGCGCGCTGAGCGGCTCTACCGGCGTGAGCGGCGCAGGGCAAACCGTCACCGTGCAGTTTAACGGCGAGACCTATAACGCCATCGTGGACAGCAGCGGCAACTGGGCCGTCACGCTGCCGCCTGCGGCGCTGCAAGGGCTGACAGACGGCGAGACGCCGCTGGTCGTTACCGCGACCGACGCTGCGGGCAACCAGAACACGTCGCAAAGCACTATCACGGTCGATCTCTCCGCGCCGGTGCTTACCGTGAACGACATCACCGCCGATAACATCGTCAACGCCGCGGAAGCGGCGCAGCCGCTCACCATCAGCGGCAGCGCGACGCCATACGATCCGCAAAACCCGCAAACCGTGCAGGTACAGATAGGCGGGCAGAGCTACAGCGCGCTGGTGCAAAGCGACGGCACCTGGAGCGTGACGCTGCCTGCGGGCGCGCTCACCACGCTGCCGGATGGCCCGGTCAGCGTGATCGCGACCGTCAGCGACGCGGCGGGCAATACGTCGAGCGAAAGAGTCTCGCTGACGCTGGATGCCTCGCCGGTGAACGCGCCGCTGGTGGCGGTCAACACCGTAGCGACCGATAATTTTATCAACGCCACAGAGGCGCAGTCGCCGCTGCAAATTACCGGCACCACCACCCGCGTGGAGGCGGGACAGACCGTGAGCGTCACCCTGAACGGGCAGACGTACACGGGCGAGGTGCAGCCGAACGGCACCTGGAGCGTGGCGGTACCCAACGCGGCGCTGGCGCAGGTCGCCGACGGTCAGCAGATTATCGGCGTGACGGTGACGGACGCCTCAGGCAACCAGGCGTTTGTCCAGTATCCGGTCACTTTTGCGGCTCAGCCGGGCTCCCAGCCGCAGCTGACGCTAAACGCCATTGCGGGCGATGACATCATCAACAGCCAGGAGAGCGGCCAGGATCTGACCATCACCGGCACCTCGCTGAATCTCGCGCCGGGCACGATCGTCAGCGTGGTGTTCAATAACGTCACCTATACCGGCACCACCGGGGCTAACGGCCAGTGGAGCGTGACGGTGCCAGCCTCGGCGCTCTCCGCTCTGCCGGATGACGCCTATACCGTTACGGCCACCGCCCGCGACGCGGCGCAAAACACCGCCACCGACAGCAGTTCTGTGTCTGTCGATACCACCGTGCCCGCGAACGGCCTCAACCCTGGCAGCTTCCTGGACGACGGCATTCTGAACGTCAGCGAATCGCTGACCGAGCAGACGCTCGGCGGCACCACAACGGCGGGCTCGACGGTTGAACTGGTTATCGGCGGGCAGACCCTGTCTACGGTGGCGGGCAATGACGGCACCTGGAGTATCACCATTCCGGCGGCTCAGTTGCAGGCGCTGGATAACGGGCCGCAGCAGCTGACGCTCAACGTCACCGCGCCGAACGGCAATACCAGCACGCTGCCGCTGCCGGTCACGGTCGGTAACGACACCGTACCGACTGTCGCCATCGGCACCGTCTTCACCGACGGGCTGATTAACCTGGCCGAAATTCAGAGCGGCGGGGTGATTAGCGGGACTTCGACCGGCCTTGCGCAAGGCACGCCGATTGTGGTCACTATTGGCGATGTCAGGCTGGACGGCACCATTGGCGCGGGCGGCGCATGGCAGATTAACGTCGGCGCGGATGCGCTGGATGCGCTGCAAAACGGCCAGTACGCGCTGAACGTCACCGCGCAGGATCAGTATGGCAACCCGGCGACGGCGGGCGTGGCGGTGGATGTGCTGCGTACCCTGCCGACCGCGGCCGTACCGGACCCGCTCTTTGGCGACAGCAGCATCAATCAGAGTGAAGCCGCGCTCGGCCAGCAGCTCACCGGTAACACCGGGCTGACTGGCGCGGGCCAGACGGTGCAGATCACTATCGACGGCGGCCAGCCGATTACCGGCACCGTAGATAACAACGGCAACTGGACCGTGGCGCTGACGCCTGCGCAGATAGACGCGCTGGCGGATGGCGATCACACCCTTTCTGTCACCGTGTCTGACCGCGCGGGCAACAGCGTGACCAGCCCGGATACCGCCTTTACCGTTTATGCCGATCCGCTCCCGACGCCGGTTGTGACAGTACCGTTTACGGATGGCGTTCTGAATGTCGCCGAAGCGGACGCCGGCGGCACGCTCAGCGGCACCACGGGCCTGCCGGCGGGGCGCGTCGATACCGTGATGGTGAGCCTCAATAACGGCACGATGGTGCAAGCCACGGTGGATGCCGACGGCAACTGGTCATTGCCGCTCACGCCTGCGCAGTTGCAGGCGCTGCCGGATGGCACCATCCCTGTCACCGTGGTCGTCACCGATACGGCGGGCAACACCAATACCGGCACCTCCAGCTTTGAAGCGCGCATTAACGCCGTGCCGGACGCCACCATCAACACGCCGTTTATCGACGGCGCGCTCAATAACGCCGAGGCGGGCGTGGCCCAGACCATTACCGGCAGCACCGGCGTCAGCGGCACGGGCCAGACGGTGGAGATTGTGCTGAACGGTAATACGTACACCGGCACGGTGCTTGAGAATGGCGACTGGTCGGTGACGCTCCCGTCCACGGCGTTTTCGGGCCTGACGTCGGGCAGTACGCAAAACTTCACGGTGAACGTCAGCGACGCCTACGACAACGTTGATAGCCAGCCGGGCTCGTTCCAGGTACAGACGCAACTGCCGACGCCTGTGGCGACCACGCTGTTTGGCGACAACGACATCCTGAATATCAGCGAAGCCAACGGAGCGCTGACGCTTGCCGGCACGACGGGCATTACGGGCAATAACCAGTATGTGACGGTAACTATCGACGTTAACGGCACCACCTATGTGGCGAATGTTGATAACGCAGGCAACTGGACGCTGCCGCTCCCGGCGGGCGCGCTCTCCGGGCTGACGCCGGGCGAACACACGCTAACCATTGTGGCGCAGGATAACTTCGGTAATAGCCAGGATATTGACGTGACATTCCAGGCCGCGCTGACGCCGCCGCAGGTGGCGCTCACCCAGCCGCTGTTTGGCGATGGCTACGTCAATATCACCGAGGCGGGGGCCGCCAGCGCCATTAGCGGCACGCTGACCAGCGATCTCCCGGCGGGCAGCCAGATAACCGTTACCCTTGGCAATCAGACCTTCGGGCCTGACCGTGTGACCGTGACCGGCAACACCTGGACGCTGAATCTCACGGCTGCTGACTGGGCAAGCGTACCCAACGGCCTCCAGTCAGTGAATGTGAGCCTGGTGGATGGCGCGGGCAATACCGCCGCCACCAGCGCGCCGCTCTATGTGTCGCTTGCCGCGCCGACGCTCGCCATCGACGCGCCGTTTGGCGGCGACGGCCTGAGCGGGGCGGAGAGCCAGCAGACCCAGACCATCACGGGTACGGTGACCAACGTCGAGCCGGGGCAGACCATCACGGTCACGCTCGCAGGCCAGACCTTCACTACCACGGTACAGAACGGCAATACCTGGTCGCTTCAGCTCTCACCGGCGCAGCTGGCGACGCTTACGAACGGCACCGAGCAGATCACCGCTACGGTGACTGATAAAGCAGGCAACGTCGCGACCGCGCCTGCGGTGAATGTGGAGATCGACACCACGCCGCCCGCCGTCGCTGTCGCCATCAACCCAGTGGCGGGCGATAACATCATTAACGCAGGCGAGCTTGGCGATGCGGTGACCATTTCCGGCACCACGCTTGGCGGCGTGACGGAAGTGACCGTGCAGATTAATGGCGCGACCGTCGGCACGGCGACCGTTCAGCCGGACGGCAGCTGGTCGCTGGATGTGCCCGCCACGCAGTTCCCGGATCAGGGGAACTATACCGTGGTGGCGACGACCGACGGCGGCACGCCTGCCACCACCAACGTAACGGTGACGCTGGATACCGTACCGCCGGATGTCACTATCAGCGCTGTTGCGGGCGATAATATTATCGATGCCACCGAAGCCAGTCAGCCGCTGGTGCTGAGCGGCACCGCCAGCACCTCTGAAGCGGGGCGTCAGGTTACCGTCACGTTCAACGGGCAAACCTACTATGCCGTGGTGGGTAACGATGGCGCGTGGAACGTCACCGTGCCGCAAAGCGCGCTCAACGGGCTGTCTGACGGGACTTACCCGGTCACCGCGACGCTGACCGATGCGGCGGGCAACGCCGACACCGCCACCCGTAACGTCACGCTGGATACCACCGGGCCGCTGCTGACCGTAGACGCCGCAGGCGTGCCCGCGGTGCTTAACACGGTGAATGCGGCGGGGGGCCTGCTGTTGCAGGGCACCGGCGAGCCGGGCCAGACCGTCACGCTGCGTCTCGGCCCGTTGACCGAAACCGCCACTGTGGATGAGAACGGCAACTGGAAATACACCTTCCCGCAGCTGGATCTCAATACGCTGACCGACGGCGCGCAGGTCATCAACATCTCCTCCACCGACGCGCAGGGCAACACGTCCACCAATAACGTGGCGCTGAACGTGGCGCTGAATCAGGGTCTCGGCATCCTGGTGAACGATCTGTTCGGCGGCGACGGCATCCTGAACGTGGCGGAATCGCTGGTGACGCAGACGCTGACCGGTCAGCTGAGCGGCGACTACCGCGGCGCGACGGTGACGGCAACGCTCGTCGGCACGAATGTGAACATTCCGCTGAACGCGCTGGTGGCTGGCGACGGACGCATTTCGGTCGATTTCCCGCCAAGCCTCTGGCAGGGCATTGTCGATAACACCCTTCAGGTGCAGCTCAACGTCACCGATGCCTTTGGCAACGTGCGTAACGAAATTATCGACATCAACCTCGCGCTGACCGATGTCCCGGTGGTAAGCCAGGTGCTGGTCGGCACCGATAACCTGATTAACTTTGCCGAGAGCACCGTTAACCAGACCATCAGCGGCGTCGTCAGCAATGCGGAAAATGTCTCGTCGATTATTGTTAACTTCGCGGGCCAGCGCCTGACGGCGGTGGTGGATGAGGCCGGACGCTGGACGGCGACGCTGCCGTCCACGCTGCTCGGCGCGCTGCCGGATGGTCAGGCCGCGTTGCAGGTGGTGGTGACCGATAATGCGGGTAACGTTAATACCACTGGCGCGACCTTTAACGTCGCGATTAATAACCTGCCGACCATTAATATCGGCTCGCTGTTCGGCGACGGCACGCTGAGCATTCCTGAACTGTTGCAGGGCGTGCTGAGCGGCACCACGACGGGCCTCGCCGGGCAGACAATCACCATTCAGATCGGCAACACGCCAGCGTTTACGGCGACGGTCGGCCCGAACGGCGTCTGGAGCGTCAACCTGCCGGAAGCCGTACAAACCGCGCTGACAGGGTTAGCGACCGGAAACCAGACGGTGACCGTGACCGCGTCTGACGCCAGTGGCAATACCGCCTCCGCGACGGGCTCGCTGACGCTGGATCTGGTGGCGCCTGCGCTCACCTCGCTTTCGGTCTTCGGCGACGGGCTGCTGAATGCCACTGAGGCGCTGGTCAGCCAGACGATTTCGGGCGTGGTGACTAACGCGACGGCGGGCTCCAGCGTCAGCGTGGCGCTCGGTTCACGCACCTTTACCGGCACGGTAGGCACCGGCGGGCGCTTTACTATTCAGCTTAACCCGACCGATCTCGCCTCGCTGGCGGAAGGCTCACTGACGCCGCGCGTCACTATCACGACGCCGGACGGCAATACCACGACGGTTAACGGCGCGCCGGTAGTGGTGGGCATTACCTCGCTGCCGACGGTCGCCATTAATACGCTTTTCGGCGGCGACGGCTGGCTGAACGCGACGGAAGCGAACGCCGGGCAGCTCATTACCGGCACCAGCAATCTCGCGAGCGGTACGGTCACGCTTAACGTGGGCGGCAGCACCTTTACGGGGGCCATTAATAACGGCGCCTGGTCGGTGAACGTCCCGGCCGCGACGCTGAAAGGCCTTCAGGACGGCACGCTGACGGTCAGCGCCAGCGTTACCGACCCGGTGGGCAACGTGGTGACCGGCTCGCAGGTGGTGAGCGCGATTGTCCAGGCGCTGCCGCAGGTGGCGGTCAATCCTGTCTTTGGCGACAGCAACCTGAGCCTGAGCGATTTGCTCAGCCCGCAGCTTATCAGCGGGACCGCCACCAATCTGGCGGCGGGCAGCGCGCTGACGGTTAAACTGGGCGCGCTGACGTTTAACACCACGGTGCGCGCCGACGGCACCTGGCAAGTCTCGGTGCCGACCGCCTCTCTTCAGGGGCTGACCGACGGCCCGCTCAGCGTTACCGTGACGGCCCGCGATGCGGCAGGCAACACCGCCAGCGCCAGCGGCGGGCTGACGGTGAACATCGGCGCGCTGCCGACGCTCGCCATCACCTCGCTGTTTGGCGATAACGGCCTTAACGCCACCGATATCCTGAGCGCCCAGACCATTACCGGCACCAGCACCAACGCCGTGGGCTCGCAGGTCACGGTGTCGCTCGGCGGTAAAAACTACGTCACGACCGTCGGTAGCGACGGCACCTGGCAGTTGTCGGTGCCGAAAACCGATCTCAGCGGGCTGCTCGACGGCTCGCTGACGGTCAACGCCAGCGTCACCAACCCGGCGGACAACAGCACCAGCACCAGCGGTCTGCTGAATGTGGTCACTCACTCGCTGCCGACCGTGTCGCTCACCTCGCTGTTCGGCAACGACGGTTACCTTAACGTCAGCGAAGCGGGCAGCGGCCAGACCATCAGCGGGAAAATCAGCGGCGCGGCGGATGGCGCGACGGTGAAAGTGACGCTCGGCACTAACACCTATAACGCCACTGTCGCGAGCGACGGCACCTGGACGCTGCCGGTCACCAGCACCATTTTGCAGGGACTGAACAGCGGCGCGCTGAAAGTGGGCGTGTCGGTGACGGACAAAGTGGGCAACGTCAACAGCACCAGCAGCGACGTAACGGTGAAACTCACGACCCCGACGCTGACGTTTACGCCGCTGGCAAGCCTTAACCCGCTCACGCTGCTCTCGACCGGGCTGACGCTGCGCGGCGGCTCCGCCAACCTGGCGCCGGGCTCGGTGGTGCATCTCTCGCTGTTGAACGGGACGGTCAACACCACGGCCATTACCGACAGCAACGGCAACTGGTCCGCGAACCTCGGTCTGGGGCTGAATATTCTGCAACTGCTGTCGCTCTCCAGCGTCCTGAATATTTACGCTACCGATGTGGCGGGCAACACCGGCTACCTTAACGTGGGTCTCGGCGGACAGATTATCTCCACCACGCCGCCAGCCACGTTCGCCGCCGCGAGTGTCGAGCATGAAGCCGCGCTGTTCGCCCTTGCCGATGAGAGCAGCCAGACCGCGACGCAGACCGACAGTCAGCAAACCGCCGCGACGGCGAAAATCGCCGCTGTCGCCGCGATCACAGAAACGAATAATGAGGACAGCACTACCCCGGCGGACGACAGCGCCAGCGTGACGGGTGGCTATACTATTGGCGGGATCAGCATCGATCTTGCCGACGGCACCAGCTATAGCGGCGAATCGGTGCAGGGCAGCAGCGGCAGCGACACGATTCACCTCGCCACGCTCGGCTTCGCGTCGCCACGCTCGGCTTCGCGTCGCTCGACGGCGGCGCGGGGACCGACACGCTGGTTATCGATGGCGTCAATATCAAACTCGACCTGA